TTAGCTGGCGCTAACGACATGGGCGGAACTGCTAGTAACATTGCACAAGGTGGTGATGAAAAAGGCGGGAAAGCTGACTCGGCTAAAGAAGATAACGCAGGGAACGTTAACGTACCAGGCGGAAAAGCTTCAAAGTCAATGAGTGCTAACTCAAAAGGCCACGGCGCTGAGAAAAAAGGCGCAGGCGAAACAGGAACTGATAGTAAAAGTACTATTGGATCTTAATAGTTAAGGAACTTATAGGTGTTTAATTTAACTGAGACATTGACATTCGACCAAGCAGGTATGGTCGTCGAGACTACTGAAAACAAGAATGGAGGCAAAGATCTTTATCTTAAAGGTATTTGTATCCAGGGCGGTGTAAAAAATGCTAACCAGCGAGTTTACCCTGTTACTGAGATAGGTAGAGCTGTCAAAACTCTCAACGATCAAATCACAGGAGGATATAGTGTTCTTGGAGAAGTTGATCACCCAGAAGGACTTAACATAAACTTAGACCGTGTAAGCCATATGATCACAGATATGTGGATGGATGGACCAAACGGTTATGGCAAAATGAAAGTTTTACCAACACCGATGGGCACCTTAGTTAAAACAATGCTGGAAAGCGGAGTTAAACTAGGTGTTTCATCAAGAGGTAGCGGAAACGTAAGTGAAGACGGTTCCGGTGAAGTAAGTGACTACGAAATCATCACAGTTGATGTTGTAGCACAACCAAGTGCTCCGGGTGCATACCCAACCCCAATATATGAGCATTTACTAAACGCCCGTGGGGGGTATCAGGCACTTAATGTAGCACGAGAAGTCCAAGGCGACGCGAAGGCACAAAAATATTTAAAAGAATCTTTGGTGAATATCATCAAGGGTCTAAGGTAATAAGGAGACCATAATGTTGGAAGCACTGAAATCACTTTTTGAAAACAATGTACTTTCTGAAGAGATTAAAGCTGACATCCAAGAGGCATGGGACAAGCAAGTTAACGAAAATAAACTTGCTGTAACCGCTGAACTTCGCGAAGAGTTTGCTTCAAAGTATGAGCATGATAAGGCTCAGATGATTGAAGCTGTTGACTCACTAGTTAACGACAAACTAAGCGAAGAAATTTCTGAATTTGCTGAAGATAGAAAAGCATTAGCAGAAGCAAGAGCAAAATACGCTGTTGCGATGCGTGAAAACGCAGGTATGCTAAAAGGTTTTGTATTTGATCAGCTAAAGAAGGAAGTTGGAGAACTACATGAAGATCAAAAAGTTGTATCAGAGAAATTTGGAAAACTTGAAGAATTTGTAGTAGAAGCTTTAGCAAAAGAAATTGCAGAGTTCCATCAAGATAAACGTGATTTAGCTGAAACGAAAGTACGTTTAGTACGTGAAGCTAAAGAACACTTAGCAAAAGTTAAAACTACTTTTGTTAAAAGAAGTGCAGAGTTAGTAACTGAAACAGTAAGTAAAGGCCTTAAAAAGGAAATTACAGCACTGAAAGAAGATATTGATTCAGCACGTAAAAACGATTTTGGTCGTAAGATTTTCGAAACGTTTGCAAATGAGTATACTAATAGTTACTTAAATGAAAAATCAGAAACATCTAAGCTAATGAAAGTTGTTGCGTTGAAAGACAAAACAGTTGAAGAAGCAAAAAGTGTAGCTGAACAAGCGAAGAAAGTCATTGCTACAAGAGATGCAGAGATTGCAAAACTTGTAGAAGCGACTAAGAGAAAAGAAGTAATGCACGAATTAACTGGTCCTTTGAGCAAGGATCAACGTGAGATTATGAATGACTTACTGGAAAGTGTACAGACAGACAAATTGAAAAGTTCGTTTGACAAGTATATTACTGCCGTTATTGACGGGAAGACTCCGGAAAAGAAAAAGGCTAAATTGACTGAGTCAGAGGCAAAAGAAATCACAGGCAACAAAGAAACTAACGTTAGTAGTGTAAGCGTCGAATCAACAAATAATATTGTTGATATTAGACGACTTGCAGGATTGAAATAAGGAGAAAATAATGTCAGAACTACTAGAAAGTCGCTGGCAGGATACCAAGGTTGCACTTTTAGAAGGCCTACAAGGCAATAAGAAAGCAATCATGGCAAGCACTCTTGAAAACACACGCAAGTGGTTGAATGAGACTGCTACAGCCGGAAGCACAAGCGCCGGTAATGTTGCAACTCTAAATAGAGTTATCCTACCAGTAATCAGACGTGTCATGCCAACTGTTATCGCCAACGAATTGGTCGGTGTACAGCCTATGACAGGTCCAGTGGGTCAAATCCACACATTAAGAGTACGTTACTCAGATACATCTGATGGTAACGAAGTTGGTGAAGAAGCACTATCACCATTTAAGATCGCGGCGGCTTACTCAGGTAACGCTACTGATGCATCACCAAAAGGATCTGCAACAGCGGCTCTTGAAGGTGCGGCAGGCAAGAGATTGTCAATTCAGATCTTAAAGCAAACAGTCGAAGCAAAAACCAGAAAGCTATCAGCTAGATGGACTTTTGAAGCGGCTCAAGATGCTCAAGCACAGCAAGGCATTGACATCGAAGCAGAAATCATGGCGGCACTAGCCCAAGAGATTACTGCTGAGATCGACCAAGAAGTATTAGCTTCTTTACGTGCATTAGCTGGATCAACTAACAACCAAAACTACGATCAGACTGCTGTTAGCGGTACTGCAACATTCGTTGGTGACGAACATGCGGCTTTAGCTGTAATGATCAACCGTGTTGCTAACGTTATTGCTCAGCGTACACGTCGTGGTGCTGGTAACTACGCAGTGGTATCTCCACAAGCGTTAACTGTACTTCAGAGTGCAACTACTTCAGCGTTCGCAAGAACAACTGAAGGTTCATTCGAAGCACCAACAAACACTAAAATGGTTGGAACATTAAATTCAGCTATGAAAGTTTATGTTGATAGTTACGCGGCAGATGACACAGCGGTACTAGTTGGTTACAAAGGTTCTTCTGAATCAGACGCACCAGCGTTTTACTGCCCATACATTCCATTAATGAGCAGTGGCGTAGTGTTAGATCCAGATAGCTTTGAGCCAGTAGTTAGCTTTATGACTAGATACGGATATGTTGAGTTGTCAAACACAGCATCGTCTCTAGGTAATGCGGCAGACTACTTAGGTACAGTTAGCTTTACATCTACACCTACTTTCTCTTAAGACATAGTCTTAACGGAATAAGATTAAAGGGCGGCATTTATTTGTCGCCCTTTTTTTATGACCTTTTAATGATTATCTGCATGACTTTTACTTTGTAATATGTTTAAATAATAGTGTGCAAGTTGCACATATTATTAGGAGATTATTATGAAATGGACTAAACCTCAAGCAACAGAAATGCGTTTTGGATTTGAAGTGACGATGTATGTAATGAACAAGTAATACTTGTTTATACATTGAAACATAAAAAGCATTCTCCGGAGTGCTTTTTTATGACTAAAATTCCATTTTATATATTTTGGTAAACAAAGTGATTGCTCTTTGCTAATAACAATGTTATATTAATTACATAGCAACAAAAGAGTAATTAGCTTTTGTTTGTAGTGCAAGGAAGAGGCCTTTACCAGAAGGGTCGAACTTGACTGTCCAGGGGTGGTACCCAGGCTTGGTAGTAGAAATACGCTGAGTCACATCGCACTAACCCGCGGGGATAGGTTGTACGGTTTAGGAATGGTATTCCGGTCCGTACTTGGAGGTGTACCCAAGTCCTCCCTATTTTGCTATACTTAAATTTAGACTCGCAAAAAGACCTATTATAAGCACCTTTTTTGTCGACCAGCTAAATACATATAACAACTAAACAAAACCAAACTGCTTTATGCAGTTTTTTTTGTGACTAAATACAATTGAGACAAGACAGTAATAAGAACAAGACGCAGTAGAATTAACAAACCTCCCGCCCTAATATTAGATACAAACTTCCTCAAACATAAACATGAACAAGGAAAAACATGAGTAATCAAGGAAAAGTAAAATGGTTCAATGCCACTAAAGGTTTTGGATTTATCTCTACCGAAGACAAAGATATCTTCGTACACATTTCAGCAGTAGAAGCCGCAGGCTTACACTCGTTGAATGAAGGCGATACTGTAGAGTTTGAAACACAGGATGGTCCAAAAGGCCCTTCTGCTATAAACTTATCAGTCAAGTAGTAGAACTACAACTATAGGCCCTCTGTTCGCATTGGGCCTATTTTTTTGACTAAATTTTTCTTATATACCCATAAAAATTACCTGGTTGTTATTATCTGCTACGATAGTATAATAGTATTACTATGAAGAAAAAGATAAGAATAAGTGGAGTAGGAACCGAGTCAGGTAACCACAAGGATGGCAAGCGTTATCCACACGGAAAAAAGAATCCTGACTTGGATAATTTGGAAGCAGGTGACCCTGCAAATAACAAGGAGAAAGGAGATGATCAAGAGGATCAAGTATGGAAAGCAGATGATGTTAGACCACACCATTGGCGGTAACAAGGATAATGTTGTTAACCCTCGCAACACGTTTAAGAAAGAGGACATAATCAAGAGACCTGACGCAGGGCGTTGGAACTTTGATTACATTGCAAAAAACAACTTATGGAGAAATGAAGTATGAGTATTGAAAGAGACGGTGACGGATTCCTCGTGTCAATGAGTGATTGGAGTGAGGAAGTAATGCACTCTATGGCTCGTGAAGATGACAAGACGCTTACCGAAGAACAGGTAAGCCACATTATGTTAGCACGTTCTATGTATGAAGAAACATCAATGGTGCCACGAGTAAAGGACTTTGGTAAAGCATTGGGCATGGATCGCAAAGCAAAAGGCCTGTATGATGCTTGGAAGACCGGTCCAATGAAACAAATTGCCAAGTATGGTGGGCTCCCCAAGCCGACTGGTTGCGTGTGAAACTCCACGATGGACACAAATGGCTTATTACTTTAGTAATAGTGTCATTAGTTATTTTTATATACCCATAAAAATATTCAGTGCTAGATTCTGTCAAAAAGTGCGAAACTAGGTTGACAAATTACTAAATACTTGTATAATAATATTATTGTTTACTAATAGAGTAAACACACAATCGGAAGGCGACCCAAGTAGCGATGCTTAAAGGCTACAGCAAGTCGCCTTTTTTTATGACTAAATTTTCGGAGAATAGAAATGGTCGGTACAAGTTGTAATGAAAAGAATTGTCCAGGAGCATTAGGCGTAATGCTTGTAGGACTTGTAATGTTTGTAACAGTGATGTTTGGCTTTGTTACAGACGCAAAAGCACAGGAAGTGGTAGTTAGTTTTGAAAGGGAACTACCAAACAAAACGGTGAACTTCAAAAGAACATTTGAAGATAAAGACTCATTTGAGATGTGGCTTTCAGCACGATTAGAAGACAAAGGCTGTGACCCTTATCTCAAATATATGTTAATAGATTTTAAACCAGAGGAGACAATCTAATGAAAACTTTAATCGCAGTAGCAGTAGCAACAGTAGTATCAGGTGCGGCATTCGCACATTCAGTAAACGGCAACAACCACGCAGGTGAAGGCGTAGGTTATATGGATAACCGTTTCGTACAAG